ATATTATACCACTATTTGAAAGGAAGAAGAAATGAATTGTCACGACTGGGAAGAATATAGGCGCTGCTTGATGGCTACTAGAGAGGATAGACTGATATCTTTAAGAAAATGGCTAGAGACTAGGCCTAACGAAAAAGAGAGAGATACTAAGATTTTATATATAGATTTAGAGATTGAGCGTAGGGAAAAGTTAAGGAGATATTATGAAAATCACATTTACTAAGTGCATATATCAAGATTACGAAGTGGATGTGCCTTTGAAAGAGTTTCAAGAGAGATTTAACGATAGCAAGGAAGAGGCTATCCTTGAGTATATGTTTAGGGCTACAAAGGTCAGAGAGGATGTAGAGCTTGAAGATATGGAGCTTGGCAGTCTAGATGATGAAGATGAGGAATACCAGAAAGAACAGGATAGGTTGTGGGAAATCGATGAAAGAGACCAAAACTCTGACTATCTAGGGGGTCTTATATGACTAATACGATTGTCAATGTAAAAGACTTATCCCGTGAGGAGTGGTTGGAGTATAGGCAACTTGGTATTGGTGGGTCTGATGCTGCAGCTGCTTGTGGACTATCCAAATGGAAAAGTCCAGCCCAGCTATACCTTGATAAGACTACACCTATTGAAACGACAGATGCTGAAAGCGAACACTTAAGGCAAGGTAGAGACTTTGAGGACTATGTAGCTCAAAGATTTACAGAAGCTACTGGCAAGAAAGTTAGGCGTGATAACCACATGATGAGCGATAGCAAATATCCATTTTTGATTGCGGATATTGACCGACGTGTTGTGGGCGAGGATTCAATTCTAGAGTGTAAGACTACTACTCCATATAACAAAGACAAATGGGCAGATGGGGCTATACCTATTGAGTATGAGCTGCAATGTTTGCACTATATGTCTGTCACTGGGACTAGAAAGTGCTATATTGCTTGCCTAATCTTTGGCACTGACTTTATTATCAGAGAGATTGACGGGGATGAAGAGACTATACAAATGCTAAGGGAAAAGGAAGTGGAGTTTTGGACTGAGTATGTAGAAAAAGGTGTTATGCCTGAGCCTGATGGATCTAGTGCTTATGATGATGCTCTTAAAAATCGTTTTAAAGGGGGTCTAGAGGAAAGTATTGACCTTGATACAGATAAACATGCCTATGACCTATATCTTTACAATAAAGAGCAAATTAAGACTTTAGAGGCCTATAATAAGCAATTTGAACAAGAGATTAAGCTTGCTATGGGTGATAACAATTATGGGGAGTCTAAGTATTTTAATGTGACTTACAAACCTAGTAAGAGTATAAGGCTTGATACTAAGAGGATAAAGAAAGAAGCACCTGAAATATACGAGAAATACGGAAAAGAGACTGAGAGTAGGAGATTCTTGATTAAGGAGATTGAAGAGTGAGTGATAAGAATATTAATAAAGCGATAGAACTGTTAAATGCATTAACAAAGGTATCAATGCATTCAGCGATAGATGTATCATGGGAAAGTAGCGAAGAAGAGCTAATGGAGAGATTAACAAGCACAATTGCTACTAAAGATGAAGAACACAACCCCGGACCATTTGCTGTAATGCAAGCGGTAGGATTAACAGGAACAGTTTTAGCGATGAAGTATCAGATAGATGAAGATAAACTAATGAAGATTTTGAAGGACAGCAAGGTTAATTTTGTAAAGGAGATTAAGCAATGACTAATGCAAAACAAGCACTACAAAATTTAAATAAGAAAAACAATATGGACAGCTCTGAACAAGCTAGAGCCATTATACACGCAAATAAAGATGTGACATTGAACGGCGGTGTGTTTAGTGGCAGTGACCAATTTGCACTAGCTCAAAGGATGGCAAAAGCGTTAATTTCATCAAATATGGTGCCATCTAATTTTAGGGATGTGGGTTCTTGCCTAATAGCTATAGATATGGCTGCAAGACTAAAAATGAACGTTTTAGCTGTTATGCAAAACATGTATATAGTGCATGGAAAACCTGCATGGTCTAGTCAATTTATAATTTCTAGTATTAACCAATCGGGACTTTTTGCCTCATCTTTACACTTTGAGTTTGTTGGTAAAAAAGATACGGATTCTTACGGTTGCAAGGCTTGGGCTTTAGACAAAAATACCAAAGAAAAAATAGAAGGAACTACTATAACAATCAAGATGGCTAAGGCAGAGGGTTGGTATGACAAATCTGGTAGCAAATGGCAAACCATGCCTGAACAAATGCTCAGATATAGAGCGGCGGCTTTTTTCGGTAGAACTTATGCACCTGATGTAACTATGGGAATTTACACAAAAGACGAAGTTGAGGATAGCCCTAATGATGATCAGTATGAAATTATTAACACTGATAGGAGCTTTGAAGAAGAGAAAAAACAAAACGCTAATAAAGAAATACTTGATGTAGATTTTGAAGAAGTCAAAGAAGAAAAAGAAGCTCCAACAAATGTGGATGAAGAAACTGGCGAAATCATAGAAGAACCTATTGAAGGACAAGATGACTTTTTTGGCGATGATTTTGAAGAGTTAGATAAGGCGCCATTCTAATGCAAATTGAAGTTTTAGGAACTGGGTCTGCTGGAAACTGTTACAAGCTTGAAATTGGCAGGGCTACACTCTTACTTGAGTGTGGCTTACCTTTTAAAGTTATCCAAAGAAAATTAGATTTTAAATTATCAGATATAGATGCTTGTTTAGTAACTCATGAGCATATGGACCATGCCAAGGCTGTGAAAGACCTTATGAGGGCAGGGGTTGATTGTTACATGACTAAGGGAACCGCAGAAGCTTTAAAGGTAAAGGGTCATAGGTTAAATACTTTCAGAAAAGATGATAAAGGTCAAGGATATTGTTGGAAATTTTTTTCAGATATACAGATTTTACCCTTTGAAGCAGTTCATGATGTGGCGGAGCCAGTCAGTTATTTTATAAAAGCTAGAGATGATAAAGAGTCTATGGTTTTTGTTACTGATACAGCCTATCTAAAGTATCAGCTGCCTATATGTGATGTGCTTATGATTGAGTGTAACTATGTAAAGTCAACACTTGATGAAAATGTGGAGCAGGACAAGATTAACACAAGTTTAAGAAATCGAATTGTTAAAAATCACTTGTCTTTGGAAACTCTTGTCGAGGCTTTAAAGGCTGCAGATTTAAAAAGGTTAAAGAAAATTTACTTGCTACATCTGTCTGATAGCAATAGTGATGAAGAGTTGATTAAGAGGACTATACAGGAGATTACAGGAGTTGAGGTGGTGATAGCTTAATGAGCAAAACAATAATTGAACGTGATTTTTGGGCTGATAGCTTAATCATTGATGAGTATTCTCCAGAGGATAAGTTATTTATGTTATATTTACTTACTTGTCCTAGAGGCTCATCTATAGGAATTTTTAAACTCCCTATTAAGCTTATGGCCTTTGAGATTGGCTATAGTCCAGAAGCTATAAGGACTTTGATTGATAGATTTCAAAATAAATATAACAGGATAAAATATGATTTTAATAATCAAGAAATAGCTGTCAAAAATGCACTTAAATACAGTATTGCCAAAGGTGGCAAACCTGTAGAAGATATGGTAGCTAGGGAATTAAGAGAAGTCGAAAATGACAATCTCATAGAATTTGTATACGGAAATATGGTTCATTGGTGGAAAATTTCAGAAAGGACAATAGATCAATCTATAAAAAAACTTTTTGAAGAGGAACTTATAAAAAGGGGCCTAAATATAAATGCTAATGCTAATGCTAATGCTANTCGTACCCCGTATCGTACCACGATTCGTACAAAAGCTTAAATTCCAACGATAATAGTCAGATGAATGATACGACTATCGATAGGTATAACGAATCGTTAAACGATTCGAAAGATTATGGTCAGTTTTCCACAAACTCAGATGAGTGGTTAGTTAAGGAGTATTTTTATAGTCATATAAAGTCTAATTCCAATAGGGATGATGCTGCTTATATTGACAAGGCTATCAAGCAATACGGTTGGGAAGAAGTGTTAATTACTATGATTATTTTGAAAGAGGAGCAGAAAGCTAAAATAAATACTTTTAAGTATGTACAGACTGCCATTGAAAGAAACCATGATCAGTATTTGAAAAAGAAAGCAAGTAGCACTTATGATTGGTTGATTAACAGAAGGATTGAAAGTTTAAGGAGTAAGGCTAGTTAATGGCAATTAATTTAAGTTTGGATAAAAGGACAGACCAGGTCTTTAGTAGCTATGAAGAGCAGTTTGTGGGCAACTACTTATATTTTGAGGGTTGCCTATTAGATGAGTATGTGGATGCTATTGATTATGAAATTATAAGGTTTGTTAGTGGTGGTCGTAGGTATTTAGGATATGAGCTTGAGCGTGATGGGGCTTATGTAAAGGGGGTTATTAGGTATAGACCTTATCAACCTGAGCCCATATCAGAAAATAAAGGTGTTAAGCTAGATGACGAGACTGTTAAAAGGATTAGAGAACTCAGAAAAGAGAATTTGTCACAGTATAAAATTGCTGAGATAGTGGGATCTACCCAGACGACTGTGTCAAAGGTTTTGCATAGGAAAGGAGCGTATGCGGAATGAGGACTAAGGAATTTATAAAAAAGGTTGAGGCGTTGGGGTTTGATGCCGAAGAAAGAGGAGATAAAGTCTATCTATACGGATGTGGTTTGAATGGTGTAGCCAAGGTAAGTAAAAAATATCAATACACGATAAATACCTTTTATAGAGAGTTTATGGATTTAAACGAAGGAGATAAGGGTTTACTTTTCGATTTGATTGTTGAGTATATATCCACACCAATCGAAGAACGTGAAGAACATAAAAAATATTACTTAAGGCATAAATGGATAAATACCGATTATAATTATCTTAATTATAATTGCCGGCTTGATGTTTATGCCCTAGATAGAATCTTAAGCTATAATCGGATAAAGGGAAAATTTACCCTAGAAGAAATTGAAGATATTAAAGAAAAATACGATACAAAGTTAGAGGATTTTGAGATAGTGGAGGTAGAGGAATGAAAAGAGACAGAGAAAAATTGTTAGTATCATTAGAAGATTTAATAGTAAGCGATGCACGACGTAGGAAAGAAAAAATAATTGCTATTAGTTATGAAACATTTGAAGAGGTTAAAGGTAAAGAAGTTAGAATAAAATTAACCTCAGGTCTTATCGAAAAAATGGAAAAGGATTTGGAAGAATATGACAATACAAGAACTAATTAAACTAATTGAACAATGGGCTAGAGATCGTGGCCTTGATAAAAATGGGACTGTGGAAGGCCAGCTAATCAAAACTGCCGAGGAAGTGGCAGAGCTTATTATTGGGATAAGCAAAGATGATATTGATGTGATTAAGGACTCTATTGGGGATGTGTTTGTTACTTTGGTGATTGGGAATTTGATATCAGAAGAAAAGAAAGATTTAGAACAGATAATGATTGATTTGTATGAATTCCGAAAAGTCCCATATTTGGATAGTAAATTCGAGGCTATTAAACTTCTGATGTTCGATTACAGCGATTTAATGGCAGCTAAAAATTATAATAGTTGGTTACATGCAAAAGTTAATACGATAATCATGGTTGCAGAATTATATAATTTAGATTTTGTTGATTGTGTAGAGAGTGCTTATAAAGAAATAGCATACCGTAAAGGTCGTGTGATTGATGGGACTTTTGTTAAGGAGGACGACTTGATATGAATAGGCAACAAAAGCGTAAATATGAACGCAAACTAAACCTATCTGGCAAAGAAATTGATAATTTATCAGAACACTTCAGGCGTGAGAATGAGATTAAAAATCGCGAGATTGTCACTCAGTTTTTGGCTCTAACCATTGAGGCTCTAAGGCTTGAGTTTGGTTTTGGTCAAAAAAGGATAGATCGATATACAAAAAGGGTTGATAGTCTGCTGGAGAGTGTTGGCTTAGGTTATCTAAGCTTTGAGGACTTGTTGGAGGAGATCAGTATAAGTCCAATGCAAATTGCTAAGATTAGCGACGAGAAGAGGAAAGAATTAAAAGAGACGAGGTTAGCGAGAGCTGACAAATGATGACTGTTTTGTTTTAAGGGGAGAATATGAATAATTTTATTGGCATCGGGAGATTAGTTAGAGACCCGGAACTTAGATATACACAGGCAAATAAGCCTATTTGTACCTTTACTTTGGCTATTGATAGACAGATGAGCAGGGATAAAAAAGAGCAAGCAGAGGCTAATGGTTGGTCTACTGCTGACTTCCCTCGTGTAAACGTATGGGGAAATTTGGCAGAAAGCTGTAGTAAGTACCTAAGCAAGGGCAGTCAGTGTGCTGTAGTAGGTAGCATACAGACTGGGTCTTATAAAGACAAGGACGGTAATACAGTCTATACTACAGACATTTTAGCTAATAATGTTGAGTTTTTATCTAAGGCTAGTGAGGGTCAAACTGATACAAGCCAAAATAACAGTAATGATGATTTCTTCAGTGATGATTTCACAGGAGTTGAAGATAACGGAAGAATACCATTCTAGAATACTAAAATTTGTTAGTATTTTATAGCAAGGTTAGTTTTAAATGTAAAAGGCATATAAATATATGCTTAAGGAGGCTAAAATCGTTAGAGGGCAAAATAAGAGCTATAACAAGTATGGCAATAAAAAAGTGGTTGTAGATGGACATAAGTTTGACAGTCAAAAAGAGGCTTTAAGGTATAAGGAGCTTAAACTTATGGAGAGGGCTGGGGCTATAAAGGACTTGGAGCTGCAGCCTAAGTTTGAGCTTATACCTACTATTAGGACTGATACTGAGACTTTGTATAAGGTTAGCTACTATGCTGACTTTAGATATACGGATACAAAGACAGGCGGTGTGGTTGTAGAAGACGCAAAAGGTTACAAAACCAAAGAGTATATACTCAAAAAAAAGATGTTGTTGCATAAGTACCAAGGTATTGATTTTAGGGAGGTTTAGATGGCTGATATTGTTAACATAAATTTTAAGATGAAAAGAGATGAAATGAGTGCTACACATATAGCGGCAAGTGATACAAAAAGAAAAATGGTTGAAATGTTGGATAAAGACGAGGGAGACGGGATACCAACTCACGAGGCTATCAAACGAGGGATAAAAGGATTAGATAGGTTTATAAATGAATTAGAACTTTATTTGGAGGTTTAGATGACTCCAAAGATGTTACTTTGTTTGATGTTATTTATGATAGCTACTGCTTTTAAATACGCTTCTGAAGTTATAAAAGATTTTGCTATTGATAAGCATAAATTAACTAATTCTGAAGTTTTTTATAGGGTTTGGATTATTGCTATAGTGTTGATGTTTGCTTTGCATTACGCTAGGGCTTTTAGTCATTTAGGTTAGGAGGTGTGGATGAACATTGATAAGCAAAGAGAAAATAATAAAAATAAGGTTAGGGCTAGTATTATAAAGGCTAGGTTTAGGAATTATAGGGAGGATCTAGAGATGCTAGACCTCCTTAAAGAGCGTATAGCTATAAACCGTGACAAGATGGACTTAAAGGGTGCTTGGTCTAACTCGGAGGCAGTTCAAGGTGGCGGGTCTAGTCAAGAGGATAGGCTAAATAGTACTCTTGATAAGATTAGCGATGATGAGCTTGATATTAAGAAGATTAAGCTTGATAATAGGGCTTTAAAATATGCTATAAACACTTTGCCTGATGATGATATGAGGTACATAGTTAATCATAAGTGGATATATGATGATATGTCTATGATTGAGATTGGTGCAAAGCTTAATTTATCTAAGTCTACTGCTTGGCGTAAATCTGATGCTGCTTTGCTTGATATTTATAAAAAGTTATATATTCTCACTCCTGAGGATGTAGACCCTAGATAGATTGGGACAGATTTGGGACTTTTTTGATGACTCTATAAGTCTTTTAATGTCTATTTATCGTGTATAATGATATTGTGTTAGTTTGCTAAAATTACAACTGCTCAGTACCGCGGTTACTGTTTGGCAGCAATTATTATGATTGTTGTTTTGGTTTTGAGTGGTTGTTTTTTTATCCCAAACGTACAAAAACAACTGCTATTGCTTTATACCTCAGGCTTAAACCTCTTTATGTTGGTAAAATTATGCTTTAAAAAATCTCCTAAAATTCTTGTTTTTATATAGAGTACTAACCTTTACAGTAATAGCAGTTCTTTTTTTATGTTTGGAGAAAGGAGGTGAGACCATGGCTAAGTCTGCTTTACAACGATTAGTTGAAAGAAATACTGGTGTATCAAGAAGAACTTCTGGAGCTTCGACTAAACTTTCTAGAAGAACCAGGACTGCTGCAAAAAGGAAGTCACGCGGTGGACAAGGGGGTTAAGTTTGGGGAATTCTCAACTTTATGATCCAATTAAGACTCAATCTATGATAACTGATAGCGTCATTGTTGGGTTTTCAGGCGGCAAAGATTCTGCCGCCTGTTTGGATTTATGTTTTAAGTATTTTAAGAATGTAAAGCCTTTTTTTATGTATATAGTGCCTGATTTAGAATTTCAGGAAAGAACATTAAGATATTATGAAAAAAGATATAAGACTGAAATTATTAGAGTACCTCATTTTATGCTATCTGATTTTTTACGTTATGGCACTTTTAGGCTTCCTGACCTAGATGTGCCTATGGTTAAGACTGTTGATCTATATAATTATTTAAGAGATATAACTAATATTTATTGGATAGCGGCGGGTGAGCGTATTGCTGATAGTATTATAAGACGTGCTATGATTAAGGAAAGCTCTAGTATAGATGATAAAAGGGGTAGGTTCTATCCGTTGGCTTATTGGAATGTTAATCATGTTAGGTCTTATAATAAGACTAATAGATTGCCTTTAAGTCTTGAAAACAAAACTCTTGGATATTCTTTTAGGTCTTTAATGGCACAAGATTTAATGGATATAAAAAAATATTTTCCTGATGACTATGCAAAAATTAAAGATATGTTTCCGCTTGTAGATGTTGAATTGAAATGGGGTGAGATGTATGGCAATGGCCAAGTATCAAAAGTTTGAAATTGAAATTATTCATAGATCTAAGATTAAAAATGCACCTTATAATCCTAGATTCATTGATGATGAAGCCCGTAAAAGACTTAAGCAAGGATTAAAAACATTTGGGCTAGTTTCTACTCTTGTTTGGAATAAAAGAACTGGCAATTTAGTTTCTGGTCATCAACGTTTGTCTATTATGGATGAACTTGAAAAATCAGAGGATTATGAACTTTCTGTTTCTGTTGTTGATATTGATTTAAAAGAAGAGATGGAATTAAATGTTCAGATGAATAATGCTTCGATGATGGGAGATTTTGATGTTGACGGTTTGACTTTGATGGCTGAAGATGGTGCGGATATAAACGCTATGGGTTTTTCAGAATCTGATATCGATATTATGTTTGGTGATTCTCCATTGGTTGAACTTTATGAAGATAATCAAGCCGCTAGAGAAGCTAAAGATACTTTACAGGATATTAAAAAAGACAGATCAGAAATGATTGAGAAGAAAAAAGAAGATAATTCGGCTGGCTATTATTTTATGGTTATCTGCGAAAATGCAGATGAACGTGAAGAACTTTTTACAAAAATGGGTATTCCGTTTTCTGAAGAGATTATAAACGCCAGCATGTTAAAAAGGTGATGTTGCAGAATAGGT